ATGCAAATTTCACAAGATGTCTATGAAAAAACCGTTATCTTTTCTGACGGGCAGCAGATTTTTGATGATAATGGAGAAATGTTTATCATTTACCCATACTTTCCCGTACCCATCCTTGTCCAGACCGGCAGTCCACATCCAGTGAATGCCGTCGTGATGTTCTGTTGGCTCCTCATGTACAACAATATATTTCTCATCAAACCGTTCTTGAAGTGTTCTCGCTGGTCTCATGCTGACATCGGATCGTTCGATCTGGTCTGATTGCGATAATATTTTGCCAGTTTGTCTTTCCAAGATTTCTTTTTAGGCTTGCTAGGAGATCGGGGAGCGGAAGAGCTTAAAGTCATCCGCAGCAGCCAGGCTAGCGAATCAACAATATCATCATGCACGCCCCCCGGGAACCGGAGTAATTCGTGAACAGCGGTTTCGACCCACGGCTGGTTGGAAGGAAAGTACACCATACCTTGCTGCAGCCGACCTTGGAGCGGTCTTGCCCGGATAAGTTTATCAGTCAAAGGCTTCAAATTGTCATCGAAAACTGGATATAATTTTCTCTCTCGCATTCTCTTTTTCAACTGGGGCATAAGTGCTTTCTCCAACTGACCTTTTTCAATTCCAACAACAGGTGTATGTGTTGTAGTCTTGTATTGATTGAATAAATCCAAAACTGCCTCGGCTATCTCGAAGGTGTCCCAGTGCCCGCGTACCATATCCAGTATATGCACTCGATCTTCATAATCAATACAGCCAACAATTCCGACAGTATAGTCGTTGATCTCTTTCTTGCCAATAGCTAAGTCCCAAGCCATATAGATTGGCAAATGATGATGAGAAAATTTAACAGCCTCGTACCGGATCATGTCCTTTTTGAAGTAAAGTCCTTCTTCCGGAATCGGGTTCTGTTGATATAGCGCAGACCAGTGACGAGGCTGAACGGTTCTTTTTATCTTCATAAGACGCGAATAAGGAAAGCGGTCTGCATGTAACGGCTCGTCTTTAGCCCGTAAAAAGATAGATTTTGCATCTGCCGGCTCGGATGTCACAGTGCCATCACCGTTTTTGTACTCATCAAAGGTCGCAACGGCGGGGTAAGTTACAATTTCCCAATTGTCGACTTCCTCCTGAATCTGCCTTATCTTCATAATGATTTCAGACTCTGGCTCTCCATCTTCACGCATAGCCTCCTTTATTTCTTCAACCTCAGTTTTACTCTCTTCCATCTGAGCGATTAATCTTCCTGAAAGATCCGAATCGTGCCATCTTGTATTATGACTTACCACGCCTCCTGCTATGAAATTTTCAGTACGTTCAACCTGTAGGTCGAAGACCTCATGAGACCCTATTGGTTCTATTGATGTAATCGATTGCATTGTGAAGTGTTGAAATAGTATTTCTGTGCTTGAGGAAGAGGTTGCAGTGATTGCACAATAATCCTCGCACTCGTCCTGAGTCGTGGTCATGATCGACGCATAAGATTGAATTCCAATGTTTTGGGTTTCCACAATCTTCTGGAAATCTCTCACAAATTGCACAAAGACCGTTCTGGTCATCCAGAATATTTTTGTAGTCATCGAATGTAATGCCATAACGATGCTTAAGTTTTGCACTAATTCTACTCTCGGAATCTTTCTTAGATGATGGAGGACGATTGCCACTTGCCCACTTAACTTTGTTATAGTGCGATTGACAGTAGCCTCGACACCTGACAGGTTTGTCGCAATCCTCTTCGGAGCATTTAACGCCTTTCCACTTGCCCCAATCCTGTAATCTTGTCCATTTTAAATCTCCGGTAAGAAACGGATGCCTCGCATTCGCTTGTATTATCTTACCCGAACTCATAGTAATTTTAAAGCATTTATCATCACCATTACTACGTTGATCACGGACTCGAGCAGTAACCAGCAAACCCTTATCCCATGATTTAATTAAATCTCCAGCTTGGATTTTATCCAGTCTTTTTTCTGTTAGGTCATCCATCAACACAGGTGTGTCGCCTGTCATACACTGAATAATTAAAACGCCTGAGAGCGGTGCAAGCCGTGTATAAGCTGTACTTCCGTACCAATCCCAAGTCGATTCGCGCACAGTTTCCGAGTCGGCTTCTTCTGCGTCCTTGATCGGGTCATCAATTATTAATATATTCGCACCTTTACCCGTAATACCACCACCTACACCTGCGGGTATAAATATTCCCCCTGCTGTGGTCATCCAGCCTTCAACATTCTGATACTCTGGATCTAGGTGCGTGTCTGGAAATACATTCTGGTAGGCTGTGTCCCTCAAAGTCGCTCGTACCGATCGTGAAAACCCTTGCGGTAGTGATACTGCATAAGACGCTGCAATAATTTCTAACCAAGGATACTTGCCAAGGGCCCATGCCGGGAATTTCTTTGACGCTATTTCACTCTTCCCATGTCGTGGTGGAGTAAATAGCATCAACCGTGGGTTTGTACCTGCAACTACGTCTTTTAAGAATTGTTCCAGGCGACGACATACGTCGTGATGTAACCAGCCTGCCTGATAATTAGGTACGAATCTCTGTACGAAATGAATAAGATTATTTCTGACTAGTGTACGTCTGATAATCTCTCTTTCATGCTGACTCTTGACGGTCAGCTTCTTCTGAGCCAACCTATCAATTCTACGTTGCTCATTAAATCTATCTTTTCGCTGCTTCTTTAAGCTTAAACTTAAAGCTCGTTTTTCTCCCTCTCTTTCCTTCTTACGATCAGCTACTGCAGCTTTACGGTCAGCTTCTTCGACCTTGTGTTCGCATGATCGACACTCTTCTTTATTCTGCCTAAACTCTTTCTTATACTTATCCCTTTTACATACAACGCAAGTTATCCTATTCATTGCTAGTGCCATCAATAACCTCCTCGAATTCTACATCTTCTATAAGTCCCTTCTCTCCACCTATCTTAGTTAATAATTCCTCATCAGACATTTGTTCGAGACGGTTTTTATATTGTTGATGACTAACATCAATTTCTATCTCCTTCTTTTCGGGAGCTAGAAAGCCATGCATTTTGTTTAATTCATTTACGCACCGAGCAATGGACTGAGGTTCTTTATTCTTTTTAGCTATGTCAATCCCTTCCTTAAGATCCAGTACTGCTTGATCTCTAGTATACAAATGACGTTTTCTGGTGTCGGCTTGTATAATTTTTACTGCGGCAATAACTACCTCGTCTTTAGTCTCAAGTCGGGAAGAATCGCGTTTAGGGTTAGAGTAATCAGCAAAGCGGGCTGCGTCCGTTGGCCTCATCCCGGATTGCCGGCCTTCAATATATTTCTCTCGCATATCGGAATTCATGGAACATTCTTTCCGTTTTTGATACGGGATATTTGTACTAGGCTTACACCAAACTTATCTGCAATCTCTTGTTGTAACAGGTTGCCTTGTTCTATTAAATCTTTAATCTCTATTACATCATGTTCGTTGGTACGAACATGACTTTTCAATTGTCTAAATTCTTCTGCAATTTTTTTCTTATATCGACTGGTTCGCAGTAAAGCGACCCGGTGATGTTTGTAATACGATTCTCTCTTTTTCACTCTAGTGCAATCTCTACATTGCGAGGCATGCTTGTCCTTGGACGCTGCCCTTTTGTTGAAGTTAACTATATTTCTAGTTTTAGAGCAAGCTGTGCATTTCTTCTTTTTCATAATACTTTTACCCCTGTTTGGATTCAGTATAGCATAAAAAATAAAAAATTTTTTTTGATCTTGAAAAAAGGCCGAAGGTTCCGGATACAGGGGGTTACCAGTAGGAACTGAGTCGACGTACCCCACTTCGGATTCGGATAAACAGAACTACGAACCGGAGTCCCCCGCTCCGTTGCCCACTGAGTAGAATTCACTTGCCCCAGCTTCGATGCTTGCCGTCCATGGCGGCGCTGAGTCCTGTAGCTTTTGAGAATTTTCTCTTTATATAGTTAGGAGTTAGCGTTATGTATAATCACTTTGAACCATCCGCCATACGTAGTGGCACAACAGTATTCAACCCTGAAGCTCTAGTAGTTGTACCAGTACGACATGGTGCAGAGAACAGCTACGCAGTGAAGTTAACCTTCGCTACGAACCGTGGCTACGTTCAAGAGCAACACACCCGAGGCACCGTTACCGGTATCACCAAAGCCAAGGCTCAATGCATAGCCTTAAAAGCCAGCATCAAGGCAGACGCTACCCGTAAGGATGGCGTAGACCCACTTAACCTAGACATCCGTAAGAACTGGTACGTTGAGAATTTCTACAACATTCCAGTAGCAGGTGCTGTCGAATCCATTCAAATGGAATTCTAGAATGGATATCTACGAAATTATGGAGACTGATATACATTCAGCTTTCTACACACCGACTGACATCGAGTTACATTTTGAAGAAGATGCTGTCGTCGAATACATTGAAATAATGGAGGTATCATACTATGAGTAAATCTACAATTGAACAAATAGAAACGCAGGTCAGCGAAATGAAGAAATTCTTGGCGCGTCAAGGCTACGGTAAACCTACCAAAGCCGAACGCGTCAAGGCTGCAGCAACCTCGGCAAAGAACGCAGTTCGAGATTATGGTTATAGAGCTGCGGCTAAGAAGGCTGTCAGCAATGTAGCCAAAGTTAAGAACATTCGTGTTCGAAACATCAACCCGTTTTATATTAAATAGAACAGCTAATACAGGTGACTGGTCAGCTAGTACAGGTGACTGGTCACCAATTAGTTTTTTTATTTCACGTATCTGCGTGGGCTCAGAAACCAAGCCCTCAATAACAACCCTTCGGAGAAATTCAAATGTTAGAACTATTTGTTTATGCAGTGATTGTACTTATAACAATAATGATTCTGCTCGCAAGTATTAACATGTCCAAGATTGCTGGTTATGCCATATATGTTGATATCTGCATTACATTAGCACTGCCTATATTCTTTAAAGGCACTTTTTCAGGAATCTTAACAGCAGCTATGGCGGGTCTATTACTCTCTATAACTCTGCATACTTATAGATGGCTCTATGGTTTTCATATGTATAACTGGCGCCATCGCACATGGTTGTACTATCCCCATAAAGACCAAATCCAAGGCATTAATCAAGAATTCAAACGCAGTAAAACTATAGAGGTAAATTCATGAATATCATAAACACAGTAAAAGTTTCATCACGTATCGGCTACGAAACTATAAAAGAAAACTTTGTCGTTCTTTTATTACTCGTAATAATATTCTTGGGAATGTATGGGCAATTTGGATACTCAGTGACAGAAGGC